AGATACTGGAGAAGTAATGAGGCTTGGTTATGACTCGACCAATCATACTGCTTTTACTGTGAGTTCGGACGGAACATTGACGGTAACTACCAATCAAAGTACTGCTGATCTAAAACTCCAGCCCGCGAGCACACTTGAACTCGGCACAGCGGCTACGGATGCCGTGTATATAGGTCGAACTGATGCCACCAGCGATACTATCATATGCGGAGGAACTTCTGGGGCAGAAGTAATGAGGATAGACGGGAGTGCGGATAGTGTCGGCATCGGCACGGCAACACCCACGGCTCAATTAGCAGTTAATGGTGCCCTTCACGTTACGGGAAGCATTTTGCCCGGAGCAGATAATTCACACGACCTAGGCTCATCCGCAATGCGATGGGCAAATGTTTATACTGGCGACTTACACTTGGCTAATGAACGCGGAGATTGGACTGTTGTTGAGGAAGAAGACTATCTAACTATAAAGAACAACAAAACCGGTAAGCGCTTCAAGTTGTTAATGGAGGAAATAGAATAATGCCTGTTATCATTAGTGGATCTCAAGGTACAACGACCATTAGTGGCTCCGGCGTGGCAGTAAGTGGCTCGGATGGAGTGGTAGCATACGGTTCTGGGTCTCTGGAAGATCTAACAGTGAGTGGCTCTCTAACTGTTACCGGCAGCCTTATAGTCTCTGGAAGCAACACGATTACCAATTATGGAGCATTTACATCCAATGAGGCCGGCGGAGATTTCGATTTCCGTGTTGAATCTAGCGGTGAGCCAAACATGCTTTTTGTCGACGGCGGCGCAAATAGTGTCGGCATTGGCACTGCAACGCCCGATCATGAACTCACCATTGTGGGAAATGTTTCGGCTTCTTCCAATGTATCGGCCTCCGCTTTTTATGGCGATGGATCCAATTTGTCTAATGTCGGCGGCACGTCCATCCATCTCCCATGGATTAGTGGGTCTACTGCGGCATATGAAGCACAGGCTAGTGGTAGTGCTGTGATCTCGCTAAATGGTTACAACTTTGCATCTGGAATTAGTGCTAGCTTAGGAAACCAAGCAACAACAGATGGGCACTCATGGGGCGCCACAACCTGGAACAGTCCCGTCTCTGTGTCTTTTGCGGTCACTGGATCTGTAACAACGGGTTCGTATGACGTAACTCTCACTAATACAGATGATCAGGCGCATACTCTTACTGATGGCATTCTGGTAGCGGCCGCATCCCTTCAGGAGATCGAGATTCATGAGGCTGGTGATATAGAAAACTCAGTTGAGCTTGGTTTCACCGACAGCGGCGGTGTCGGCGGGGCTCTAGAGGGCCTGGCGATTACAGGCAATACCGGCCTCGTCTGGGGCACACGCTGTCATACAGTAGCAGAGATTGGTTATGCCGATCACGCTTATATTGAAGTCACCCCCACCGTGATGGGAACGTCGCCGACCGACGCGCATCATTGGATGTTCGGGTTTGGTTATAAAGACGATTATGCGGCCGGTACATACGGCTTTGAATGGATGGGCTGGGCCGTCTATTGCTGGGGCGGCGGCCCAATAGCAGATCGAGCAGACGGCGGCCAAGAACTAGCCAACCCGACCACCACAAGCGACACCACTAAAGCCTGGATGGCCGCCAATCGATCACTACGAATTGAAATTATTGATAACACGGCTTATCTTAAGTATAGTGATGACGATTGGGTTACTGAATCAACTTTCCATACATTCGACAACGCTGTCGATATTGGTGGGAATAGCAATCTTGTCGCCGGCTTTGCTATACATAATGGCGCCGGCAATCAAGGAATATTAGAAAATATTAAGATGTATGGGCGCTTAGAGGGGATATAATCGCATCTATTAGTCATTTCCCCCACTTACACACTATTTATTTTGATTACATGTCAGAACTGGAGTAATTTTATGTCTTCACTATTAGAAGAAGCGATCGTCGACGCAAAAGCCCTTAAAGAGGCGGCACTCAAAAACGCGGAAAACGCGGTATTAGAGAAGTATTCGGCCGAAGTGAAGGGAGCGCTCTCTACTTTATTAGAGCAGGATGAGTTTGGTTTAGAAGAGGACACAGAAGTCTCGCCTGAACTTACAGAGTTTATTAAAGATGTACCATATGCTTTTCAAAATGAAGAGATTGACTCTCCACACCCGGAAGAAATAATTGAGATTGATTTTGATGCTCTTAAGACGCGTATTGCGGAAGAGGAGGAAGCCGGGATCGAGCCCTCCATCGATGAAATGGCCAGTTCTGAGGAAATTGCAATGGATCTTGCCGAGGGAGAAGAGGACGACGACGAACAAATGGAAAAAGATGCCGACGCCTCAGCGGACGTCGGCGCAGTCGCGAGCTCCGGGACAGGTTCGGGGTACGTTGCCCTAAAAGAAGAGGATGAGGATATCGACCTTACAGAAGAAATGCTGTCCGATCTGATTGAAGAGCTTGTTGTTGATCTTAAGCCAGTCCCGAATGGATGGTCTTCTCTTAATTCCGCCTATAACGGCGTCGAGCAGGCAAACAATGATGCCATGGCTGCCGCCCATGATGCACATCTTGAAGAGGAAGAAGAACTCGAAGAAGAGGAATCGACTGCCCCGGATGTAACACATATGGTTTACGAGACCAAGATCTCAAAACTTAAAGAATCAATTAAAGAGCTATATGCTCTTTTAACTGAATCCAAGACTCAGCTTACAAAGTTGAACTTGGAAAACGCCAAGCTTGTTTATCAAAACAAGGCCTTGAATAGCGCCTCCTTGAATGAGCGACAAAAAACTAAAATTGTCGATGCTATTCAATCTGCCAATTCTGTTGAAGAAGCGAGTATGATTTTTGAAACAATTCAAAATGCAGTGGGAGTTTCGAACTCTAGTAATAGGTCGAGACCACAAACACTTCGTGAAGCCGTTCAAAGACCTACATCGCTTTTACTCAATTCTAAGAAAAACAACACGGTAACACGAGACCCAGCAATGGGTCGAATGCTGCGTTTAGCAGGTTTGAATAAATGACATTCAATTACAATTATAGGAGGTTATAAAATGTCTATTGTACAGAAATTAACCGAAGGTATTGTCAACCGCGATCTCTCTGCAGAAGGAGCCGCTCTCATTAATAAGTGGGAAGCTACTGGTCTGCTGGAGGGTCTTGGAGATGACACACTTCGGACAGGAATGGCTCGATTGCTTGAGAACCAGGCAAAGGAGCTACTCCGTGAGTCTTCATCCATGGCGGGTGGAGACGTTGAGGGCTTCGCAGCTGTTGCGTTCCCTCTAGTTCGCCGTGTATTCGGCTCTCTGATCGCCAACGATCTCGTTAGTGTTCAACCGATGAGTTTGCCTTCGGGCCTCATCTTCTTCCTTGACTTTACAGTCGGGAATACTCTTGGTGGTATCGCGGTCAGCGGCCCGGCCGATGATCACTTGGGATACCCAATCACTTCTTCCCTCTACGGTGGCAACGTGGTTGGTGCACAGATCACCGGTGGCGTTAGCCTCGAAGGGATCTGGGCCGAGGGCGGACCGTATGCTCTTAACAACGGTTACTCGTCTCCAACGGGATCTACCAGTCTTACTTTCGGCAATCTGGGTGCTACAGCGGTTACGCTTAATAGTATTAACTGTGCACAGCTTGCAGGCGGCACAGTTGGTGGACCAAATGCTACGCTCATCGACAGGCTTGTCGATTTTGATCCGGATCTTTCCGGTACAGTTTGCGCTGCGTACTTGGTTCCTCGCTCTGAATTAACGGGAGCTACGACCGTCTCGAACTTTAACTTTGATGACTTGGTTGCTCTTACAGTTTCCACTTATGCCAACCAGGCGGGCCAGACTAACCGGACTAATGCCATTTCTGGTAATCAGGTCCGACGCGTCACGTCGTTCTCGGCGTCTAATCGTCAGAATGGTGTAGTTGTTGTTTTCCAGGGACACCCCGGAGTAGCACTTAATACCTTGACGGCATCGATTCAAGACGGCGACGTCGGCACCGTTGGCGCAGGAACCACTGTGCTTCCGGCCACCGCGCCAGCGGCAACAACTGAGGTTAAGTTCCCGGTTGTTGATCGATTTGGGGCAGGGGCCGCAGTCGGTTCAGTGCTCCCAGCAGCGTTGTGGGGACTTGAAGGCAATGCTGACATCCCCGAGATCGACATTAAGGTTGATTCCGTGGCTGTCACGGCGATCACCAAGAAGCTTAAGGCTAAGTGGACTCCGGAGTTAGGACAGGATCTTAACGCCTACCACAACCTTGATGCCGAGGTCGAGCTTACTCAGATTCTGTCTGAGCAGGTTGCTCTCGAAATCGATCGTGAGATTGTTGAGGATCTTGTTCGTGGTTCCGCAGCCGGTGTTCGTTACTGGTCTCGTAACCCGGGTCAGTTCTTGAATAGACTTACCGGTGATGACGATAGTAATGGGGCGAATCCACCAGATTTCACGGGTAACGTGAGTGAGTGGTATGAGACTCTCATTGAAACCATCAATGATGTCTCGGCTCAGATCCACCGCAAGACTTTGCGCGGTGCGGCTAACTTTGTGGTCTGCGGACCTGAGGTGGCCAATCTGCTTGAGTTTACGGCTGGTTTCCGTGCTAATGTGACTGCTGATAGCGACCGCGGCGACGCGGGTGCTGTTAAGGTTGGTTCCCTTTCTAAGAAGTTCGATGTTATCGTCGATCCTTACTTCCCGCGTAACTTGGTCCTTGTTGGCCGACGTGGAAGTAGCTTCCTTGAAAGTGGCTATGTGTATGCACCCTATGTGCCGCTGCAGACCACACCTACTATCTTTGGTGTTGAGGACTTTGTGCCCCGTAAGGGAGTCATGACCCGATATGCCAAGAAGATGGTACGTCCGGATATGTATGGACTTGTTATTGTTCGTGCATTGCAAAATTCCTAATTATAATCAGTTATAGTTAGTGTAATTGACGTAAGGTCAAAATAGTGAAAGCCCCGTCTCTTTTGAGGCGGGGCTTTCTATTTAGTAATAGATCTGGAGAAGAACATAGATGGCCGTCCCAAAATTAAATCCAGCTTCCACTTCCAATACCAATGTACTTCCGGTTACAGGAAGCACCACCAATGTGGTGGCTACGTTGCCTTTTGGGGTGTATGCAGGCTCCGCTGCCTTTCTTTCGGGCGCCACTGATCAAGTTGCCTATACATATAAAAAGCTTGGTGGGGATATTCTTGATATTGAATTAACCGAGGGAAATGTATATTCTGCCTATGAAGAAGCAGTTCTTGAATATTCTTATTTAATAAATCTTCATCAAAGTAAAAATTCGTTATCAAGTCTTCTTGGCGCCGCAACGGCATCTTTTGATCAAAACGGACAAATAGTAACCGGCGATTCGCTGTCGGGGTCTGACATACAGTTAAGGTACCCACATTTTGATTATGGATATTCTCGACGTATTACCGAAAGAATGATTACCGAAACTGGTATCGGTGGAACGCAGCCCATATATTCTGCTTCCTTTGCTAGAATTACCAATCAACAAGATTATGATTTACAGGCTCTCCTTTCTGCGTCTTCTCTAACAGAAACGGGCGTTAACTATTTTGGGAGAGTCCAAGATAAAAGGGTTATAATTAGAAAGGTTTTTTTCAAAACTCCCCGAGCTATGTGGCGATTTTATGGTTATTATGGGGGGTTTTCGGTGGTTGGAAACATGAGAACATACGGTCAATATGCCGACGATTCAACCTTTGAAATAGTTCCTACTTGGCAGAATAAGTTACAGGCCATGGCATACGAAGATGCCTTGTGGACCCGGATTTCTCATTATTCTTATGAAATAAAAGATAATATGTTGAGGTTATTTCCAGAACCCGATAGCACAAGTCCTGGTAAATTTTGGATTAATTTTACTATTGAAGGAGACTACGAACCGTGGGAGGATACAGCACGTGGTAAGAATGGTACAGACGGTATTAATAATCTTAATACGCTACCATTTCAAAATTTACCATATGCGAGTATTAATTCAATTGGCAAACAGTGGATTCGCAGGTTTGCTTTGGCATTAACTAAAGAAATGTTAGGTCAAGTACGTGGTAAGTTTGCGGTCGTCCCCATTCCTGGCGAAAGTGTTACTATGAATGCGTCCGATTTGTTGACTCAGGCGAAAGAAGAACAGAGCAGTCTCAGAGAAGAGCTCAAGACCATACTTGATGAGGTGACATATGAGAAGCTTTCGACTGTTGATTCCTCTCTTCAGGACGCTACAAAGAAAATTATGGAGAATGTCCCCGTTGGCATTATGGTAGGTTAATAATATGCCCAATAGCAAGCGAACCGAAAAACAAATAAAAAATAAAAATAAAAAAAAGTATATTGGGGATAAAAAAGTTGAGGACAACGTACAAAGAATAGAAATTTCTCCTTCTTCGCTGGAGACCATAGATAAAGCAGTTTTAAACTATGTTGATGAGAGACTAAATGTGGCCGTTTCAACAAATAATGGCTTTAAAAAGGTCCCAGTTTTGTGGGTAACAGCTGAGCGAGCCTATCAGATAAAACATAATAAAGAGTTGAGAGATAGCGAAGAAACCTTGATATTACCTTTGATTACCGTGAATCGGACAAGTATAGAAAAAAATCCAGCGTCAGAATTTGCTATTCCTGCAGCCAATATTCCAGAAGTCCGCGACGCTATGGGGGGTACTATTACAATAGCAAGAAGGATAGACCAAAAAAAGACTGCTGAATTCCAAAATGCTTATTCTAAACGAAAATATGGGCGCTCCACGTGGCCCACCGTAAAGGCCAACAGGACTGTGTACGAGACTATATCAATTCCATTCCC